GGTTGATAGGCATGTTAACCCTCCAATATATTTATTTCTTTTTTTAATCCATATTGATATAAAGCCATGTATCTTGTTTCGTCTGCAATGTGATCTTCACACTCTGTGTCAACATCGTCCATATTTTTCTCATCTCTCGGTAAACTTGGGAATGTCCTGATAAAATCTCTGCAAGTATTGAAAGTGTAAAAGTGTGGCTTGTCTGAGTTTTCTACTGTGTTTTGTAGTAAATCCCTGAGTAATTGCCAACCATTGATACGGCTACCAGGTCTTTTATTTGCTCTTTGCCAATATATTTTATGTTCATCAAATGATTTTGCTATACTATTTCCATTTTCTGTGTTAAATATTGAACTATCTGCAGGACCATATTTAAAATGGCAATTATAAGCGTTCAGAAGTTGCCTTGTTTTATCTATGATCTTAGGTGCTATTTGGTTAACTGTCTCTCTCGTACCCTCGTTTGCATTGCCTGTACAACCGTAAACCTCCGCAACTCTAAATATTGAGTTTCTCGGGAAAGTGTAATAATCATCTAATTCAGGGATATAAGCCTCTGAACCATCAGAAACAGCCCAAAAACCACAACTGTACGGTCTCGATGAGCCCCAGTCAAAAGAAGTTACTAAAGTCCAACTGTTAGGAATTTTAAACGGCTTCAAAATATGCGTGTCAGCTCTCCAAATATCATCGAACATACCACCGCTTGTTATTTCCCACGAACCAAAAAGCCACGCTTTACGCTTGTTTTCGTCTTTAATTCCCTGTAATCTTTTGATATAATCAGGGTCGGCATTTAAAAGTATTTTGTTCTCGTGTATATAGCCTTGAATATAAACCCTAATCAATCCCATTTCGTCTTTTATAGGCTTTCCAAAAGGAGCAGGGTCAACAAACCTTGATTTAACCCAGTTGTGACCTTTGCCGTATGGATTGCAAGTTGCTCTGATCCTTGGTTTAATGTTTGGATTTGATGTTCTGTTACAAGATTTCATTGCGTCGTAAAAAGAAGAATCAACCCAGTTTGTAAGCTCTTCAAAGCCGATCCAGGGATATTCATGCCCATGAAACTTCCAGTAATCTTCTTCATTTACACCAGTTCTAAATAAAAGTTCTTCGCCAGTATTCCAAATCCATTTATACTCACTCGCAGATTTTAAAAAGGTTGCATTATTACCAAAAATAAGCCTATAAAACTTCTTAGACTTCTTTACGATTTCTTTTAATTCTTTGTATTCTTTTCTGAAAATTACACCTGTCCAGTCAGAACCAAAACCCTTGCCAACACCTTTTAAAAAATCCATTAACAAGGCATCTGTTTTACCTGGTCCTCTTGTTCCGCCGTAAAGGCACTCGTAATAAGGACAGGTTAAAAATAAAGTTTGTGATCCAGGTTGTGGACACCAAGCGATTTTATTTGAATCAGGTAATAAAACATTATTCGTCATCTTTTATGATCTTACTGATATTATTAAAATGAGTTTCTGTTAGCTTGTCCCAATCTGCTGCGTCTGCTGGTAAAACAAGTATCTGTTGGTTAGTATCAATCTTGCCTGAATGTTCAATTTTAGTCATAAATAAGCCTAAATATTTACCTAAATTCTCATTAGCTTTAATTGCTGCATGAGCATCAATCATTTTTTCTTTGCCTGATTTGTTAATATAAGTTTTTGAATTAACCTCGACGATTTTCTTAAAGTTATTCAAAACATATTCGGCAGTAATGTCGGCTTTTTTGGCTTTTTTATGTATTAATTCCTTTATATACTCTTGCAGGATAGGATTAGATAGCAGTTTAGCAGCCGAAGCGTTTGCGCCATTACGAGAATACCCAGCTCTTATATATGCTTGTGCCCCATTAAAATCCTTGATATATTCTCTGCCAAACATCTTTTGTTTTTCACTTAAATTATAAACCTTAGGCATAACGATACCCTCCAACCCATATATTTTATAACTTAAGTAATAATAAAAAACCTCTGTAAAAAAGAAAAACCCCTGAGTTATCTCAAGGGTCTTTAGGGGATTAATGATGTCTAAAAGGTGGAAAAAAATATTCTTAATTAATATAACTTATATAATCTTAATATTCAAATATATATAATAAACAATATACATAATACCATAATACCTTAAGTTATATAATATATATTAATATATAAGGTTATTAATTTTCTTCAATCAATTTAAACTGTTGTTTCAATTTTTCTAGTGCTCTTCTGTATGCTTTAGAAACTCCAGCCTGTGATAAATCTAATAAATTTGCTATTTCTTCCTGACTTGCTTTAGTTGACATTTTATATATTTTAATTTCATCTTGCGTTAATTGTAAATCAATAAGTTTATTTACCTTGTCTAACAATTTTTTTCTCCTTGTGTAAGCTTCTAAGTCATAATTGTAAATATAAGTCCTGTTATGAACAATTCGACCATGGATATCACGATATCCATATTTATCAGTATCTTTTATTAAATTAAGATTAAGTATAAATTTATAACTCATTTTCCTGGTTATCTTTTTTAGGTTTTGAAACTTCTTTTATTACTATTGTTTCTCTTTTCATTAACTCAAGCATAATTCTATCTGTATAAGTTTCAAGTAAAACATCAGATCGGAAAGTTATACCTTTTATCGCTGCATCACACCCTTTATGATTGCATTTAAAAAACCTGAAATTAAAAGGTCCTTGTTTTTTTTCTTTGCCAACTTTAATTAGCAAATTTGAGCATACAGGACACAAAACAACTTTAGTTAATACTGCTGCTGCTTTTGGATAAATTTGCTGGCATTTAAGACATTTAATATCAATCAAGCCTCTTCTGTTTTTATATTCTATGATCTTCGCTGAATCACATAAAGGACACTTGTCAAGTCTATGCTTTTTAAATTGTTTTATGTCCACTTGTTTTGATTGAACTGCGTCGATTATCTTGTTTTTGTTCATTATATTTCCTCATCAAAAATAAAGTTAAATATACATTCTTCGTCATGTCCATGATCTTGGTAACAATAAATACAGCAATCACTTTCACTTTGCTTATCTAACAAAAAATGCCACATTTTCATAAATAAATCTAAATCTATTATTATTTTGTTCATTCTTCCTCCTCATAACCGTTTTCCTCATCAACTTCAACCTCAAAGCCAATTCTGTGTTCATCGTCGTATTTTTCGCCCTCTATTTTTTCAACCTTTTCAATTAAATTCCTTATATGTTCAGCATGTTCAATCAAGCAGTCCTGAATTTCCATTATATACCTTTTGTATTTTCTGAGAACCCTAACAACCTTTTTGATATTTTTCATTGCTTAAAATGGCACTTCTGAATCGTCATCAGGTAAATTGTGAGGATTAATTGAATTAGGGTCCTCTTTTTTCTTACTTCCTAACATTTTCATTTCAGCGACCATGATTTTGACTTGCTTAATTTTCACGCCGTCTTTGTTTTCATAAATATTAGTTGATAGTCTACCAGAAACAAGAACCAAACTACCTTTATTTAGATATTTACCGCATATTTCTGACAGTTTACCCCAAGCTGAGCAGTCCAGAAAGTCCGCCCCTTGATCTTTTTTAAACCGGTCTACAGCTAAAGTAAAATTGCAAACTTGATTATTAGTCGTCGCTCTAACTTCTGGATCTTTTACAAGTCGACCCACTAAAGTAACATGATTAAACATAAATATATAACTCCTTATATTAATATAATATACATAATATAACATATAGTAAATTAATATTAAATATAATTTGACAAGTGTATAAAAAAGATACCATCAAAACATATTCTTTTAATTTTTTGGCGTAAGTGTCAAAGGTGGTAGCCGGTTATAACAGCCGGCTTTTTTTATTGGGAGCAGGTGGGGGAATTGCACCCCCAGTCTGAGAATATGAGTCTCAGGTGTTACTATTACACTAACCTGCGATAAGAAAACCGCCAAGCGAAACTAAATAAAGGTGGTGGGAAAATCTAGTTGTTGGCGGTCTGTTGTATTCATTTTATACTTTCATTTTATCTCCTGTTTATTTTGTCAATCATTAAATATTGCAAGTAGAGTTAAATTCTTTTGAAGCTCCCCTAACTTTTTCAGACACTCATTAAAGATGTCGTCTTCTGTGTGTTTGTCTATTCTGCTTTCGTCGTTGTATAATGTATAATTAATAAAACTAATTGATGGACCATAATATTCATTATACTTTAAAGTAAACCAACCCATAAAATACGCAATGTCATTATCTTTAATGGCATTATTCAACCTGCCGACCACATTAACATACATTTCTAATTCTTTTAAAAATTCTTTATCCATTAATCCTCCTGTTGTTCTTTAAGTTTAATTAAGTTTGTTTTACCATCGGATATTCTTTTAATAAGGGCGTCTGTTTTTTCATTAAATATTTTTTGTTCGTTTTTTATATGTGTTATTAAATATTCTTTTGCTTCTTCTTAAGCATACTTTAAAATATCTCACCCCTCCTCCTAAGCATCAAGCCACATTGCATATAAATCATTTAACTTACCATTCAGCCTTTCAATTTCAGCTTTATACAGTTCAATCTCTCTTTTCTGTGACAGTGGGTATACTTTTGTTATTTTGTGTTCTTCTTCAAGTTCTCCAATTTCTTCAAATATATCTTCATTGATAATATCGTTCCAGTCTTTTTCTGTGTCGTCTGAATGTCCATAACACTCTTTATAAAACATACACTTCTGACAAACGCAACCTCCCTCTTCAACCTCTAATTCATCACAATATTTAACCATCAATTTAGCAAGTTTTTCTTTCATCTCTTCCGTAACTATGTAGTGTTTCATTTGTTTTCACCTCCATTTTTAAACCATATTGAGCAATAAGAAAAGCGTCAATAAGTCCCTCTCTATCAGCTTTATTATAATCACTAAACGCTCTAAGCTCTGTTGGGTATTGTTCAGCCATAACTTGCATAGCTTTATCCTTTGGCTTTTGCTTCCCTGATATCCCTGAGAACATAACCTTTTGCCATTTTTGTGGAGTTACTCTTTTAAGTTTTCCGTATTCATTTGCGTATGCTTCAAGCACACCAACACCATAACCAAAAGTAAAAGCCGATGTTCTTCCCATGCCATGAGCATTTACTTTTTCAATATAAAATACAACATCATAATTAGTATTAAATAGCTGGAAATAATTGTTTAAAGTATTCAAGTCATATTCTTTGCCAATTAAAGGCATGTTGAAATATTCGTACATTTTATAGCCGGTTAAAACTACAACCGCCCCTTTTTTTCCTGGGTCAATTCCTACTATTAGTTTTTTCATTTGTTCTCCTCAATCCCACAAATCCTATCAGCATAATTAATCGCAAGCTCTTCTGACCTTAACTCGCTGACATTGTTCGTTATACATATTGCATAGCGTTCTGAATAGCACTCTAACCATAGATCGTTTATTTCTTGTTTTGTCATTTCACGCCACCCACAAAGCCAGTAAGAATAGGCTAAATAGCACCGTTAAAAATATTATGTTTTTTGTTTTGTTCATTTCCCCTCCTCATATATCATTTCAAACATTTCTTTATATTTGTCTGAAAAAACATCACTAATAGACTTAGTTTTACAATCTATCTCTGGTACATAAGCGACGCTTACTGATATATCACAATGCGGGCATTTCACTGTGCAGAGATAATTAGTTCTACTTTTAATATAATCATGGTCGTACACTTTTTCCATGGATTCTTTGCATATACTGATTATTTGATTTGTATCAAATTTTGCTTTGCAATTTTTACACAATATTTTCATTTATTCTCCTCCCATGAAATTGTATTATTTCTCCATTTGTTATCACACAATCCTAAAGTCTTTACTAGAATCTTTAGCATTGTAGTCTCCAAGGAAATACTCTATAAGTGTGTAGCGTATACTGTCAGCTATGGTATTATTATCCATGTTATCTTTAATCTCTTCAGCCATAACCTTGGCTAATCTCCCTAGCTTTGCTTTTATTGCTGACTGTATTGTAGCAGGTAAATCCTTTAGCTCGTCTAGTGAGTATTCTTTGTTTGCTAGTGTAACCATTGGTTTCATTCTTATTGCTAATATGTCTTGCCCGTTGTCTCTCATTTGTCCTCCTTAAGAAAATGAATAAAATCCTCAGCCCTAAGCACAACTAACCATTCCTTATAATTACGCCTGTGCCACACACTAGGTATACTATCACCACAATCTTTAATAGCCTGAGCCATTGCAGGGTATAAGCTTAGGGCTTCACATCGTTTACACTCTATGTGTAGCCCAGGTATGTTGTGTACCACATCAGGTGCCTCTGGATTTCCTGAGTACTGTTGACCTCGTCTAGCCTCGAACCCTCTTTCACGTAAGAACTTACTTAGTTCTCGTTCACCTCTACCACCCTTCTTATTACTGTTTATCATAGTTCTGTTACCTCAAAAGAATTTATGTATTCACCATAATGGTCGTCTAGTACTTCTTGTAATCCGTCAGTTATGTCGTAAATACTTTCCTGTCTCTCATCTTTCAGCTTGTCGTCGTCGATTGCCATAGTTATTACTATTGTTGTCATTTACCCTCCGTAGGTACACCAGTGATACTCCTACAGTTCCAACACTCGAAGTAGTCACAGGTCTTAACATCTACCGCTTGCTTTGTGTTACACTGGTGACACCTCAGCATCTTCTTACCAGTGACACCATTGTTTTTCCTAGGTACACCCCATTGCATAGAGTCTACCATTGGTGGCTTCTTATTGTCCATTGTTCCTCCTAAAATGATAATCTATGTCTAACTTCACTTTCATCTATAACTTTGTCTATAGCATTGCTAAGTATACTTTTGACACGATCAAGTTGCTCATCGGTTAATACAAGATCACACTTAACAAAGTACGCTTGCTCTAAAGAATCATCATCTGTAACTATGAATTTTATAGTATATTCTTTTGACATGCTAGACTCCTAGTGTGCAACGTTGTGTAAAAACAACAGTACTTACAAGAATTAGTATTGCCAGGATAATCCATGGTATATACACCAGGTACGCAGGTATGCGTTCTTCTAAAACGTCACGTAGTTTTACCTTTAGTTTCCAAACCTCCTTACGACGCTCAGTTAAACATTCACTTTGTCTTTCTATCATATCTCTTTTACGTTCAATACAATGCTCAGCCGATGTTAATTCTTCATTCAAATACTTTATGTGTTCCTCATAAGCTTCTATCATTTTAGCTTTTGGCATCCTATGTAGTTTGTTTTTCTCTTGCTCTACCTTTAACTCAAGGTTCTCTTCAACCACGTCGCTCAATTGGGCTGCTAATGATCTGTTACTTAAGTGATATTTAAACATAATAACCTCCTAAATTTCACATATGTTGCTTATTATTTCTTTCATTAGTTTCTCTCCTTTAATTATAAGTAACCATCAGTGTGTCTCAGCCCAGTTGTTACCAACCTTAGCTTCACCATCAAGTGGTACTCTCATATCAAGCCTTTCACCAGCATACCTCATAGCCATTATGCATGCATTTGATAATTCCTCTGTAAACTCTGGGTCTACCTCAAGTTGCCACTCATCTACCACATTAAGTAGGTAGTTGAATTTACCTCTGTATAACCTGCTTGTTTCTAAGTGGAATATAACTAAAGCAAGCTTCATTATTATAGCACCTGCACCTTGTAGTAGTGTGTTCAATGAGGTATACTCAGCTTTAGACCATAGTTTACTACCGTCTATAGCTTTCAAGTAACCTCTTTTACTCGCACCTGCAACCTGACTCTTTAGTGTCTTAAGTCGATGCATGTTCTTCTCAAATCTTGTCTTTGTTTTCTTACCTAGTTTTTTAGCTTCTGGTGCAGTCGCCAGTGGTTCTATTGCTTTACCTAACACTTCATAACCACCACCATATATAAAGGCGTAGAACCAAGTTTTAGCTTTATCTCTGGAAGTGATACCTAATGCTTTCTTATTTAGTGAATGTGGATCAGTCTCTTTAGCTTTCTCTCCGTGTAGTACAGCCCTCTTTAACTCGCCCCCATCAAGTGGTTCCAAGTAATGTGCTAGACACCTTAGCTCTATACCAGAAGCATCAACACCTACCTGTTTCCAACCTTTAGTTATAGGTTTAAACAGCGACCTACACTCTTTACCATATTCACTGTATACAGCAGGCACTTGGCTAAGACATGGAGAGTTATAAGCAGGTCGCCTTGTTATAGCTCCACTGCTTATGACTGACCCATGTATCTTACCATCTTTAACACTAGACAGCCATGCTTTATTACCAGAGTATAACTGACCTAAACGTTTGTCTATAATCATTATCTCAGCCAACACTTTACCCTCTGGATACGGTAGTTGCTTTAGTATATCTTCAGAGAATGAAGGTGCTCCAGTTTCAGTAAATTCGGTCGGTTGGTGCTTATGTCGTAGCCATAGTAGTTTAGCAATGTGACTAGCCTTAGGTTCAAAAGGTTCTATAGCTATTTTAGTCATTGGTACATCTTTAGTATATTGCTGTCCTTTAATTTTAGATGTACGCTTAGGTACAAACTGCTTACCTTTCAAGACAATACAAGTATCCTTGAAGTTATCATCAAGTAGCTGCTGTCTACGCTCAAGTAGTTTAATGTATAACTCTTCACCACATTTAACATCAAAGCACACACCATGTTCTTTCTGTTGTTGCATTACTCTAGCAAACCAGTTCTCTACCTGAGCAACACTCAAGTACGTGTCATTTACCAAGAACTTTTGTATACCAAGCATCTTTTGTTCAGTAGCTTCGCAGTACTGATAGACATTCTCCTGTGCGTCGATATCTCCTATGCAGTACTTCAGCATTTCTTCAGAATAAGCATCGAACTCTTTAAAGTCTAGCTTGTGTTGACCAACTCTAGCACCCCATGCTTCTAAACTATGTCTAAACCTGAGATGTTTTGGACCATCGTGGTTCCACATCTTTGGAACTGCCCAAAGGTCTGGGAACATAGCTCTTAGTACTACCAGTGTATCATACAATTCTATCTCTTCAGGACAACTCCAGCCTAAGATATGTTTAATCACTGGTAAATCAAAGCCTATTATGTTGTGACCAATAAGCATACTAGCTCTACATAGTAAGTCAGGTAGAAGATGTATTGTGTCCGGTGTGAATGTCCACTGATCACCATTGTCAAAGTCACGCACCACCGCACACCAGATTTTCTCTGGTAGTGCGTAGTGCTTAGTCTTTGGTATTAAAGTAGTTTCAATATCAAACAGTAATCTCATTTTTAGCATCCTCCAAGTACACCACTAATCCCAAGTATACACCCGATTAGTGCTAGTAGTAGCACGATGTTATATGCGTTATCATCCTTATCAAAACTCGGTCTCTTCGTCGTATTCATCATAATGTCTTATGCTCTCCTCTTCTAGGTTGTACTTAACTTTACCTGCGTATCCATTCAATCCAACAATTCTGTTCTTTAAAACATAGAGAGTAGTAATGTTATTAGATTCTTCCATAGTGTCTCTAGCCATAGCTATTACTACATCAGATATCTGTTCTATTGAACCTGAGCCTCTCATCTCTCCTAGCTTTGGTATAGCTCCTTCAGAGTGACCTTTGTTATCACTCCCTTTACGTCGCAGATGTGTGACAGCTAGGATGGTTGCCCCTGTTTGTTCTATTGTTGAACGCAGGTTAGTCATAAGTCTATCTATTATTCTTCTTTCATCACTCGATAGTGATTCACCTGAGACTACTATGGATATATGGTCAAGCACTATGATGTCACAGCCTAGACCAGTAACCATGTAGGTGATCTTCTCAACTAAGTTATCACTATCTAGGGAACCAAAGTGATTATATATTACCAACCTGTCATCCTTAATTAAGGTATCTAAAGCTTCTGTGTATTCAACCTTAGATGCTTTCTTAGGATCAAGCTTAATGTTTTTACCTATGTGTATAGATAGTAACCTAAGCATAGTCTCTTCAACTGACTCTTCCAAAGCAATGTACCCTATCTTTAGTGTGTGTTGCATCATAAGTGAGTATGCAATGTTAGCTAGTATGGTACTTTTACCTACGCCTGAGCCTGCTGTAAACATATATAAGCGCTTCTTATGTATCCCTCTAAGCTTACTATTAAGTTCTTTGTATGGTACACTCCAACCACTCGGTAATCCTTTCGTATACAAAGTCATCATACGCTTACGTACTGTGTTACCAGACAATACCCCATCAGGTCTGTATAAACTTGATGCTCTAATTGCTTTAACTATAGCAACCTTACCTTTGTTTACTAATAGTTCATTAGCATCTTTAGCCTCAGATGTAGTTATATACAGTTTCCCAGGAGCTATTAATCCAGCAACCTTTTGTATTGCGTTTTGACCTTTCTCATCATTATCGAACCAGAGTATAACCTTTTCAAAAGCATTGACATAACTAATGTCTTGTCTTATAGCTATGTCTGAACTTTGTGCACCATTAGGTACTGACACTACACTTACCTTGAAGTCAAGGGATTGAGCAACAGAGAGAGCATCTATCTCACCCTCTGTTATTACTAATACCTTGTGTTCATTTGTTGTAGCATGCTTACCCCAGAGTGTTTTCTGAGCTGAACCTTGCCATGCAAATGTCTTATCAGGATATCTTAGCTTCTGTCCTAGTATTGCACCAGTATTATCAAAGTATTGAGCAACATGTACTTCTTTGTCATTAGCTTCACCAATGCCATATCTATAGGCTGAACATGTTTTCTCAGTTATACCTCTGTTACTTATTGATTCATAGGTTATGGCAAGAGGAGCAGAACCCCTCTTACCTTTAGTTTTCTTCTTTGATGTACTTTGCTTTTTGTTTGGGTTACCTTTTTGTTTCTTTTCACAAGAAAAACAGTACCAAGTATTGTTACTATACATAGCACCTGCATCTGAACTACCACAGAAAGGGCAGCCAGTTCTACCTATTAAGGAACCCCTAGCCATATTAGTCTACGTCAGTGGTTAGGTGCATATCTTCTACAATAGTAGGCTTCAAAGCAGCGTCAGCCTCTTTAGCAGAACCACTAGTTTTATTAGCCTCATCTTTTAAAGCAGCATACTCTTGTAAACCTTTCTGGATGTAATTTAAGCTAAGCTCAAGTTGTTGGTGATCTTGTCTTGTACCCTTTATAGTTCCTGTAGCATTTACTAAGTTAGTGAAAGCTGTTTCTAATCCTGCTAATGTAATTTCCTTGTTAGTGTTCTTTGTTGTCATGATAGTTCTCCTTCTAAATATTTAATTAGTTCTTTTCCCTGGCGTATATTAAGTAATGTACGACAGCGTATGTTAGTTACTTTACCATTGTATTCTTCGTGTTCCTCAAGTGTCTGGTCTCGTATACCTAGTTCAAAGCACTCTTTACACGGGTCATCACACTCTGCGCACTCACCATAGACTATCTCATCTACAAGCTCAGATGTTACCCTCTTTATTTCTTTTGGATCAAATTTACCGTAGTAATCAGAAAGGACACTCATCGTCGCCCCCAAAATCACAGTCGTATTCTCCAGTATCTTCTTCATCCCAGTCAACATTACCACTAGTGACAGCATCATAGACCCTTACACCAGCAAGTCTGAAGTTTAAACCATAGAACTTACTATCATCTTTCCAGTAGAAGTTTGGCTTGTATCCAACTTTAACTATACTTCCGTCCCATAAGCCATCATCTGTGTTGTACTTATCACCATCAACTGTAGTAATCTTAGGTTCATACTTAGTCTTGAACCTGATAAAGTAGAAGCCATCTATAACAGCACCTTCTTTGTCAGTAGCTTCTGACCAAGGAATTCTCGGGTCAAGCATTGAGTTTTCTTTAGCTTTAAGCTCAGCAGTAACCTTAGCAGGTGCTTTACCTTTCTTAGGTAGCTTAGAATCCTTGAACGCTTCTATGTCCTCTCGCATGAACTCATTGAATGGCTCAAGCAATTCTTCTTCAAGAAGCTTAATGTATGCCTCTGGTACTACAAGAGTTACATTATAGTTACCATACTTATCATCAGGTTCTACTAAATGGGTGAAAATTGTTTTCGCTCTTGGTGTTACTCTTACTTTTTTAGACATTACTTGTCCTCCTTAGTTTTTGTGTCCCAGTGTTCTGCATGTTTACAGTATGCACTAGGCTTAGTTGGTAAGCTTCTACCTGCTAAGGTAGTTGCTCTATAACACTGAAGTGTTGGCTTTTCATTGTAGTACAATGTTTCCCATACACTATGTTTACAGCCTCTACATCTAACTTGTTTACTCATAGTGAGCCTGCTAAGTCAACGAGTAATTCGTGGTACTCATTGTAGCCTAGACTATCTACCCACTCTTTGAAACCCTCACACTTCTTGTAGAGCTTTCTTATTACGTCTTCTGCTTTGTCTAGCTTTAACATCAGCAATCCTCTCCTTTGTTACTTTAGCTCTAGCAATTCTTTTCCTCTCATATCTAGGTGCATCTTTTAGATCAGAATAGCTTATGAAAGCCATTTGTATTCTATACATTTTAACTTTTAACAAGATATCCTCAGGAATCTTATGTATCAGCTTTGAACTTGTCTTAAGATATCTCCTTGCTAGTCTGCGTAGTTTTTTCTTAGTTTTTACCATCAATCCTCCTAAGTATAAACATGGTACCACACATGTCATATAAAAGCATATCTGCATGCTTTAGTATTTAGAACCAGCTCACCTAATGGTGGTGGCTCTGGTATGTCTTCGCTTATATTACTCTTGAATTGCTCGTACATATCCCTTAGTATATCATTAGAATACAGCTCATCGAATGTACTGCACACAAGAGTTGTTAGTTCTTTCATATACTCCTGCCTACAACCAAAAGAGTCATGGACAACAGCAAGTTCTTTCTTAAAATCTCTAGCAATCATCTGTAAGTGTGTGCTATCTAGCGAGTGTATAACATTAGGTGCTATAGCTAGTTTTTGTCTAGACTTATTTAACTTAGGAACTCTTAACCTTAGAGTATACTGCTGTCTCCCATTGGTAGTGATGACATCAACTTTCTTAGCTTTAGTTTTCATATACCTTTGATAACCAACGAACCCTAAAGGTGTTTCCCAGATAACCGGCTTGTTAAGCTTACTAGCAGCTACAGCTATATTCTGCAACCAAAGCATAACACCAGAAGCACCATGTAACAACTCACCGATAGCACTACTTACATGTTTAGCAAGCACAACATAGTAAGTCTGAGGCATCCTAGGGATACCACACTTACTAACTGAGTCAGTCTCTAGTTGTAAAGCGTAACCGTATTGTGTAGCACCATATGGTGTAGTCATTACATTTCTTTTAACTAGAGTTCTGCTCATGTGCTCAACCCAAAAACTACATATTTCCTCTCCTTCTTCTCGTAGGCGCTCTAGTGTACGATTAGCGACCATACTATACACGTCCTCTGGTGGAGTACAGTCACTCCCTGGGACGAGGTTAACATTCTTAGCACCAGCTTTGTCAAGTGCTAACGCTGACAGGTGTTGTAAACCGTTACAACTACCGTCTATAAAAACAGGTAATCTATTATAATAGCCTTTATGTAGTGCTATACAATGTGCTAGTAACTTAAGTGGGCTGTCAGCCTCTGTAATAATTGGGTGCTCATAGTAATGCACTGGCTGTGCACCTATTTTCTTTAACATATTAATCGTATCATCTTTGACCGAAGCCAGTCTGTCGTTATACGATTTCTTGTCATATCCCATGAGATTAGCTAAGTATATCCTATACTCATCAGAGACAGGAGCTTCACTTCCATTACCATTTAACATTAATAAAGCACTACTTAAGTCGTCTCCCTGTGCACTGAGTAACGCTTCAGTTGGGTATATCCTACCACGCCAGTCAGCTGTGTGTAGGTTCCAAAAATTACCACAATCTTCGAGAGTTTTCGCCAAGTGTAGCGTCTTCATCAAGGAAAAACGTTTACTATTGTTACGTACACGTTCCTCATAAATAGATAACCTATTGCGTTTCCATTCTTTTAGCTTAGGTGATTTCTCCTCCTTTAACTTTTTATATTCTTCATCGTTTTCCCAGAATACATCCGGTAACGGTTCAAGTTCCATATTAGGGTAGCCTATAAGTTGACCGTCTCGCTCTAGTAATGTGTTACACACCTCGACCATATCTTTGTTGATATTCCAAGGTACTGCCTGTAGTTTATTTAATACATTAAGTAATGCAGTAGGTTTGTTAACCTCTAGCAACTCTAGATGGTCTATCTCATTAACTTTAATAGCTGTATATCTGCAGTCACCACCTGTTGTCACAGTTAACCAGTCATCGGGTTTATTCCGTAGCACTGCAGCGACTGGCTTGTTTATAGTGTCATTAATCATTTCTAAACAAGTCCAAGCTTTATCTGTGTACTCAACTATTGGTATTAGTTTATTGCGTGACCTTTTGACTCCACGCTGTATAAGTCCGGTGCATTTCTGTATCATATTGATAAGCAACACACCTACACGAGTCATCTTAGCTTCATCCTGGCTAAGTTTGTAACCAAAGTTATGGGCTATAGTAGTTAAAGCTTTAGACATGTGTATCCCACTAGCGTTTGGTGTAAACCCTGAGTCAACTACTTTATATAACCTTGGTTCATTGATTTTCAGGCATCTAACATCGTATGTCAATGCTATACCCCTGCCTATAGCTTTACCAACTTTTACTATTGTTTGACCATGGCTTCTTAGCGTCTCATCAACAGCTATAGCCATGATCTCCTCTGGGTGTAATAAACAAAGGACAGGCTCAACACCTCTGCTCTGTTTAAGGTATTCCTTTAGGAAAGCAGAGCACTTAGTTAAAATGCTCTGCCTCATTATCCTTTCATTGTCATTATGCTTCATTTACTTTAGTTTCCTCATTAGTATTACCCTGTGCTTGCTTGTATGCTCTATGCATCCTGTGTAGCACCTCTTCTATTTCATGATTTATGTATTGCACAGGTATCCCTATATGCATGCCTCTGTTTTCTAGGAACTCAGCAGCTTGTAATCTTCCAGCATGGTTAGCACCGTGTAGCATCTCTGCATCAGTGTATACCTCTATTAACCTCTCAGTTGTGTAACCTATGTAATTAGCACCTAGCCTGTATAACACGACCCCAGCATATAGTAGTTCCATAACTAGCTCATTAGTTAGATCAGTGTGTTTAACATAGTACCATCTACCTGATGTTAAGTCAAAGAATGTGACTAGTAGTCTGGTGTCATTGGTGTAACCCTCGCAGTACTGTTGTAGTTTCTGCTCTATTTCTATTATGCCAGAGTCCTTAAGTAGCCACGCATGGTTATCTGTATCTATTGCATAAGATAACTTCAGTGCTGCCATAGCTGCTTGGTTAGGGGTACAGTGTTGCGTAGCGTCAAGCAAAGGTTTTATTCTACCATGTTCCCCAAAGTAGGCGTTTGGTAGGACGTAATGACCTTTGTACGTAAACATGTTAATAACTAAATGTTGCATAACATCGTTAAAGTGTTCCTGATTAGCATGGGCTAACAAAGCAGCACGCTTACCTCTGTGAACTGGCACGCCGTGTGGTTTACTATCCATTACATCATCCCAACAGTCGCTGCACTTGTTTATCTGCATGTGGCGTTGGTCATAATCATTGCCAAGCAGGTCTAGGTACTTAAGCGCATTATCATCACCTACATAATAACATATTTCAGTAACTTCCCAGTCATAACAGTTGTTACATCTAATCATACATGTGTTATCCATGACAAGAGACACTGGTTCAGTGAACCTTTCTTTTAACCAGTCCTCAATGATAGTCTCTTCACAACTTACGCACCCACATATTGTATACTTTTCGTGTGCTATGTTGATATTAACACTTGTAGTATCTGTATGGGTTTCACCACACGCATCACAGGTGTGTACATGGCTCTCAAAGCAGTCATTACAACATGGGGCACCTTCAATATCGGTGTAGTTTATATAGCCCTCATGCATAGCATATCCACAGAAATCACAAATAACTGCGTCAGTATCATAGCAATATCTACACCAGTTTTGTCTATGGCTACCATAGTACACCGTTTCTATATTATCTTCAGCCTCATAATTGCCACAGTTATCACAGCATATACCTCCAACAAAACAATCTGAACACAAAGGTCTTTGGTATATCAGTGTGTTATCTCCAGGTAGCCCGTCTATCTCGTTGTAACATTCTTTACAGCTTATGCATTCTCTCATGTTAATCACAAGTCTAAGAACAGTACTTGTGAACTTACCAGATTCACCATAGCTGAAAGCGCCTAGTATCTCTGGTAAGCCAACTACTTCATTAAGCTCAAGCTTAGCTAAACACTCTTTAACATATGCATCACTCATCAATATAGTAATATCTTTACCACTGTCACGACAATCATAGTATGAACCACGGTAATACTCATGTAGATTAACATGTACAGGCGAGCCACATTCGTGGAAGTCTATCGTTGTTATACTAACCTCAGGGCGTATGTGCCACTTCTCACTCTCACCACATAGTAATGCATCTGTTAAATACTTTTCCTCAACACTATGTAATGCTGAGCCATACCATGGGTTGGTAAACATATAATTATCTTTTATGTACACCCATGCTCTGCCACGTATTATGCGTGACAGGTCTTGCGAGTCCATAAAACAGCCTTCATCAATACTTAAGTCACAGCTAGTTGTAAGAAGCATGTACATGTCATCACACTTACTGTAGACATGAGCACTTACATGATATTGACTATCACGACTGTAACATGAACCTCCTGGGTGCATATTAAGTTTATCATCTTCACGATTACTTAACCATACCCTAGTAGAACCAATGTTTGTCATATTATACTGGCTTACTGAGGTGACATGAGAGAAAGCTGTTTCAAGAGACTCAACATCTAAATCATGACAAAAGCTCTTGTCGTTTAATCTTTTGTCATTATACCAGGTAACTCCGTCATCCTTTGGTATGTCCTCATGCATACGCCTAAGCATATAATACATGCCATGTGGCAAATATTGTTTTTTCTTTTGGTAGGCGAACATTTCACCAAACGGTATACTTAGTACATTTGGTAACCTACACAAGTATTTAGAAAGCTTCATACCGTTAAACCTGAAACCATGGTCAAGGTCTAATGTTACTTCAGTGGGCTTAAGGTTGTTAGCTCTTTCTATAGACATAAATAATGAGGTAAGGTCTTCCAGATACTCATGACTTGCTGGAGTATCCCATTTATTAAGGTTAAAGTCACATAGATGTACACGACCGTTGTTCTTATCACATTGTTCTTTCCAGTGTTTACCAAATTTCATCGTCTTCCTCCTCTCCAGTTATATCCATTAGCATAATACTTATAACCATCTCCACGTCTGAAGGTGTCCCTAGCTCTGCACTTATGCAGTCTAACATCTCTACAGCTACACGCTCGCCAACTTTTTTAAGACCATGTGTTGCTAAGTGATCCAACATGTTATACGTACGTTTAAGCTTATTACTATACTTGTAATATAAATCAGCAAACTCATCATCAAGCTGGTAACCATACACAGATGATGACCACTGTCTACTTTGCCACGTATCCCAAATACCATCAACTAAGCGTCTACCCTCATCTAGTGCTTTTGACTCATATATAGTATCTATGAGGTTGTAGATGTTAGTTATCATCTCATAGTATTCAGATATTGACAGAAACTCATTACTAGTATGTTGATGATAGTAACCTATACTCAGGTTATAACTTGGTATACCACTTTGTTCTGTTAAAACAGTAATATCAGAAAAGCTACCACATGCTAACTTAAAGCCACTACTTTCAATTATTGTATCTATTACTACATCAGTCGTCTGGCTGTATGCTACAGCTTCCATGTAGCCCGCTCTGTCGATCTCAAGCATTAAGTGAGTATCTTCTGAAAAGAGTTCAAAGGTAGCAGAGCTTGCGAACTTAAGAGCACCTTTACACCCTACTTCCTCTCCATGTGTGAACAAAACAGAAGGTCTTCTAGTAGTTCCGTGTAGCTGTGAGTTTTTCTCCAGTATTTCAAAGATAGCAGCTACTCCAGCCCTGTCGTCTGCACCTAAGCAACCCTTTTGATTGCTGAGTATACCGTTGCCATTCAAGTGTAATAGCTTAGGTATATACTCACACACTGTATCCATGTGTGCAACTAAGCACAGTGGTGTATCACCTTTGCAGTATATGTAGTCGCTTGAAACCACGATACTGTCGTAGTACATACCACATTCCTCTACCACATAGTCGTGGCATACGTCAATGTCCATCTCTAGTAATTTAATTAATCTCTCAAGCCTTCTGTCGTTAGTGGCTTTGTCTGTCAGTTGTTCCATAGTTCCTCCTATTGGAAACAAAAAAAACCTACCAGAGAGGTTTACTCTGGCAGGTCTTAAGTTAACGGTTAACACTATATGTTTTTTCTTAGGTAGCTTCTAAAGGCATAGAAAGCTACTCTAAACGCTGTCTCTGTAGCTAACATAAGCTTGTTGTCAGTCGTAGAGCGTATCAACTTAGTTACAGCTGGTACGTTCTCAGGGTTGACTATCTGGAAAATAGCTATGTTACCATTCTCCAGTTGCTTTGTTAGTCGCACTGGTTCGCTTTTGTTTATGAGCTCAAGCATAGCCTGAGCATTATTAAGTTGTTTGGTCATAGTACCTCCTATGGATGTATGTAAGAAAAAGCCCTGCAAGCGTTTACCTGCAAGGCTGGAATACTAATTCGCTACTTGCTAAGTCCTTTGCAGGCAATAA